GAGGGCTGGAAGTATGGTGAAGTAAAAGATATGGAGAAAAAAGAACATCCATGTTTTTTACCTTATGAAGAATTACCAGATGCACAAAAGGCAAAGGATTATTTATTCCGTACAACAGTTCATCTGGTTAAGCAATTGCCTGATCCTGAAGATTACTTGGCATTGAGTGCGGAAGTTGTGAATCTACGCCAAAAGGTTGAGCATCAAAAGAATGTCGCAATTAATACAGCGACAATCACCCCAACCAATGTTGTTCAAAAATCTGCTGGTGTATCAATTCAGTATATTGGAAATAAATCTCTATATACCGACCACTTATACGAATCAGCTTTAACCTTTGAACAAGGTCAAGTGCGATCAATTCCAAGTGATTTGGCAACCAAGTTTTTAAAACATCCTGAGTTTACTCGTTATGAGGGTGAGCCTGAATCCATTTCTGGTGAATCTACTGAGCAAGGCTTAGATGATGATACGTCAAGTATTCTCAATCGCTCTAAAGAAAAACAGCAAGAAGAAATTGATAAAGAAAATAAAGTTCTTGATGAAATTGAAACGATTGGAAAAATGACAAAGGCTGGCTTGGTTCAATATGCTTTAGAAAAGTATGAGCAGAAACTTAGCCCACAAAAAAATCTTGATGAATTAAAAGAATCGGTTACTCAAATGATTCATCAATATGGGGTTGTGTAATGCAGCTAAATGACCTGATCAGCCGTTTTCGTACACTGGCCAACGATAAAGTAGAACCATATTTTATTGATAATGCCAGTGTCATTGATTGGCTTAATGATGCCGTAAGTGAAGCGTGTATCCGTGGTCGTTTATTGCATGAATCCCAAAACAATGATGTTTGTAAGATTAATGTATTGATTGGTTCGTCTCGTTATCAGTTACATGAATCGTTATACGAATTGACTCGAGTGTGGTTCCAGCCAAGCGATGGAACAAAAGGGCAATACTTGACTTTAATGTCAGCTGAATTACTCGATCATTACTATGATGGTGAGAATTGGCGAGTGAAACAGGGTAAACCTGAACACATTGTTCAAGATGATACAGGTATTCGCCTTGTTCCAATTCCTGATATAGATGGTGAATTACAATTAGAAGGCTATCGTGTGCCATTGTCACCAATGGAAAGTGATACTGATATTCCAGAAATTAACCAAATTCACCATGTTCAATTGATTCAGTGGGTTCTACACCAAGCGTTTAAGGTACCAGATGCAGAATTCTTTGATCCAAATCGGTCAGCATTAGCAGAGCAGGAATTTACAGACTATTTCGGTATTCGCCCTGATAGTGATTTGCGACGCATTACTCGTGAGGATATACCGCATAACGTTATTCCATTCATGCCATGACTTGCTTGTGACATAAGCACCCCTGTAAGGCTAAAGCTTTCCAGGGGTTTTTTACATAATGATCTTACTTATTTTATTTAATCATGCACAAAGATGGGCAAACGTACAATTGATTTAAAGACCAAAGATACGCTTTACATTGGCGGTGCCAAAGTTCAATTGATCAAAAAATCAGGACAATTGGCTCGAATTTGTGTTGAAGCAGATAATCATATTGAAATTAAACATGAGCGCATGAGTGCTTCCGATTCAGCTACGGAGACTCAAGCACATGGCAGACACACTCTATGACTTCGCCAGACAACGCTTTCTTGAAGCGCAGATTAACTGGATGAGTGACGTAATCAAAGTGATCCTAGTGGATACAGGCGCATATACCGCACAAACCGCAGTACACCAATACTTGTCCGATATTCCGACCTCAGCGCGTATTGCAGGTCCAGTGACTTTGACTGCAAAAAGCACGACAGGTGGTGCGGCTGATGCGGCTGACATTACATTCACTGCAGTATCTGGTGCATCGATTGAAGCAATCATTATCTATGTGGATAGTGGTACAGAAGCAACATCACCATTGATTGCCTTTATTGATACTGCAACTGGTCTGCCGATCACCCCGAATGGTGGTGACATTATTGTCACCTGGGATAACGGAACAAATAAGATATTCAAGGTTTAAGGCTTACGTTTACCGTTTGGCAAAATCAGGCGGTAAGTCATTTATTTTAGATATTTTAGGAGTTCTCCCTCGATGGCCGATCAAGCACCAGATAAACCAAAGCGCAAGCGACGTACCAAATCGGAAATGGAAGCTGCACGTGCAGCAGGTATGGGAAAACCTAAGGCTCAGGGTGTAAATGCTCAGGGTTTTGAGGATTTAGTACCTGTAAAAAAGCCACCTACCCAGGGCGTAGGCATTATTGGGATTAATGACAGTGCTTTCGGATCGGATACCAGTGGTGTTCGATGGGAAGCTTTAATCCATATCCCTAAATTTCAGGCATTTTGTATTGAGCGATCAGGTCTGTCTTATGAGAACGTGATGGACTGGATTGTGGATTTTGCTGTTGGGGAACTGGAAAAGGATAACTGTCAGTTCTTTAAAGACTATAAAGAATGGCACGATGCCAAAGGCTACTGGAAGAATGAAACCATTTATGGGGAGTTAATATAAAGTGGCGAAATCATTAGTAACATCGGCACCGCTGAATTTGAACACACTGGAAAATGTAAATGCGTGGATCGACAAGGTCCATACAGGTATTTTGGCTAGTGGATGTGTGCATGTACCGTCTTCCGGAGATTTCCAGGAAGCGACTACACTTTTAACTGCCGCAGGGTCTACGAATACTTATGGGTTCAGGACGTATGAGATTAATGACAAATACAGTTTAGATACTCCGTTATATTTTAAGGTTTTCTTTAATGCCTATGCAGTACATACAACACCTACAACGCGCTTACAAGGTATGCTCGGTGTTCAGGTCGGTTTTGAGCTAGATCCTGCAGGAGCCTTCAAAGGTTCTGTAATACCTAGTAATCAGGCGTTTACCACCTTAGTTGCTCAGAACTCAGCTGCAACTTTGAGTGCACAGTCAACTTCTATATGCACTAAATCAGATGGTTTTTTTGCCTATTTTGGTGAGATAGGGGCCGGTTTTTTATATAACTATAATTTAAGTGCAGGCGGTTTTGCGATTGAGCGTGTGAGTAATTCCGAAGGTGTTGTAGAGCCTGAACATATAGTTTTGTACCTGACAAGTGCTACATATCTCTCAAATAGTTTAGGGTCCGCCACTTATCAACATCTAAAAAAAGATGGTTCAGTTAGCAGTGTCCGATCACATCCGTCCAGTCTACCGTCGATAGGTTTTGAAGGATCGCAATTGGTGGCACGTCAATTTGAAGCATCAGAGCTAGGTATATTAAATCGAAGTAGAAACTTAATCGCATTAAGGAGCGGTGCTGATTGGTCTGTTGTGGAAATGAGCTTTGACGGAATAACCTCTCGAAAATTTCTTTTGATACCCGTTCTAAAAACCACAGCTAATCCAATACCAAACGCTTCTGTATTGGGATTGAATTTAAGGCTCGACACTAGAAGTCCGTTGGATGGATGGTTGGGAGTGTCTTGGGATGATTGATGGCTTTATTTTTGAAGATACAGTCAAACCTATAAAAATGCGCACCTATGTAAATTTGACAGGAAATGGCTATCTTGGTGGTGATTTTCCAGACTACGTGACCAAAGTGGAGGGTGTGCCAGCACAGACCGAGATACTGGTGTTCTTGCATCGTAATCCTGGTGACCCTGGTGATGGCAAGCTAATTAAGCGTTTAACCACGTTTCAATCAGGCTCTTGGCGTGTAGACAATTTAAATCCCGATTTACGTTATGACGTGGTGTGTCGTTACGATGGTTATAAAGATGAGATCGTGTCGAACATTCAACCCTTTGTAGAGTAAAAATTGTGTCAGATGAGAATAACTACACACCTCCTTTGGGTTATGCGATAACTTTTGATTTAAAAGTTTCGGATTATGCTGCGCCTGCAGGGAATAGTGTTTCTTTTAATCTGACACAAGATGGTGATACACCTCCTGAGCCATCCATTTCACAATACGTCTACCCGGAAAATTTTGAAAGCACTGCCTTTGGTGATGATGTATTCATTCGCCTGGGTTATCGTCGTGTCAATGTAAGTGGATTCAGCCTATCTGGTTGGGGTATACCAGGGATCCTCAATGATACTCAGCATGTTAAGCCATACGGTTTTGATGCGCTTGGATTTAGCAGCCAGACAATTCGCAATAAGAATGTCACGGTCACTGTGCCTGGTATGGACCTGTCACGTGTGGCCATGCCGAGCATTATTAACTTTCACAAGAACGTCTATGGAAAAGGCTTTAACGCAGAGCTATTTGGTCAACCGACCATCTACAACTTGCTTCAATTTGTACGCCTGAACAATCGCGGTATTGATAGCAGCAGCTTTGGTACAGTCTATTTTCAAGGTGGGGTGCGATTTGTTCGCCCGGTTGGAATGGCTTCTTTTGGTATTGGCCAGGCGAAAGTCGTTAATACACGTGCTGACCAAACTGTTAGATTAACCGGTATTGCTGCACCGTCATTCCCACGGCCAAATGTATCACCGCAGATCTTGACGGTTCGCGGTATCCTGGGTACACAGTGGGGCAGTCCATACGTTCAGCGCAACCCAAGCCCGGCAGGTTGGATCAGTGAGCGTTTTGGTACGGCCTGGGTTTCACGTAGCCCACGGTTCTACACGGTTACTGTGGGTCAAGTCACTCAATTTGGTTTGGCCAAAGTCTTTGATGCCAAGCAGACTGTAACAATTACCGGTGTAATTCCTGGTGGTATTTTTGGTGACATTCAGATCCGCAATCTGAATTTTAAAGTCACTCCTAGATCCATTGAAGCACCACCACTGTCTGACTGGACCAAAGTTGAAAACACAGCACGTTACTACCAACTGAAAGGCTTTGATTCATCACAGTTTGGTAATGCGTCGATCAACAACGGCACACCATCATTTGCTCCAGATGGATTCGATAGTGCATCTTTTGGTAATGCCCTGGTTGCGGAACGAATCCGTCGTATCAATACCCCTGGATTCAGCCTATTAGGTTTTGGTCGTCCTACAGTCACTAAAACACCACAGCTCTCTCCACGTTCGATTGCGCCACTTGATCTAGGTCAGCCCACATTAACCCTGTACACGCGCTATATCGTCAGTTCTGGCCGCATGATGATGGCTATGGGTGAGCCTTCTATTGGGATGGCTAAGCGTAAACTTGGGGTAAATGGCTTTAACTCTATGCGCCTGGGTGATCCAGTCATCACACATGGTCAGCGTGAGCTATTGGCACAAGGCTCCAATCACAGCCGATACGGTAATGCACACCAAGTATGGTTCCGGGTTCGGTCTATTGCACCTACATCCATCTATGAGGACCAGAAACAATATGGCCACCGTCTTGGTGGATCTCAGTATATCCAGGCAAAAGGCTTTGATGCGACCTTATTTGGTACACGGATCATCCCAGAAAGCCAAAGCATTCTGTCCAGTAATTTTGCATCTTCTGTATTTGGTACGGCCAAGCTACATAAAACACGTGAGTTTTTATCTGTTCAAGGCTTTGCCACTGGTGGCCAACAACCGGCAGACCAATGGGGTAAAACCACGGTTTATAATTCACGTCAGTACATTATCCAGACCTATGATGTAGATAGCGATTTGAATCCACCAAAAATGCAAGGGTGGATGAGCATCATCAATCGCAACCGTACCTTGGGCATTACTGGTAGCAATATGGCCTTGTTTGGTCGTGCCCTGGTGCGTAATAAGGCGACATTGATGCAGCCGGGCGGTATCGATGCACGTCCTTTGGGTACGGCCTGGATTTCACACTGGGTTCGTCCGATTCGCCTAGAAGGAATGGAGCCGCCATATATCTCGGGATGGACGCACTTACACAATGCGGCATTCGTGATCAAACCGAAAGGATTCAATTCTGAAACCTTTGGCAAACCTGCAGCAGTCAATACGCGACGTTATTTCCCAAGGATCGGTAATTTTGAAAGCCTGGTATTTGGTCAGCCAATGATCAGTTTTAAGGTGCGCGGCCTGTCGATTGAATCACGCTATTCGATTGGTCCAATTTATATCCCGATTCATAAAGTGGATCTGTACACGCGCTATGTCGAAACCGTATCCAGTGACTTTGCATTGGTCGGTGTACCTGCATTAAGTATTCATAAGAAGATCATCACGCCACGTTGGTATTTAAAGGATCTGTTTGGTGATGCGGCTTTGCGCAATGTCACACCAGAAGTTAAAACCAGGGGCCGCAATGCTGAGGAATTTGGCCAGGCAGCGATTCGCACACAATGGCGTAATGTGGATACGTATGGGGATAATGCGCAGCTGTTTGGCAAGCCGACCATTGCAGACCGTAATCGCAATCTGAATGTAAACAGCTTTGTGGCTGGTGCAATCGGTGCTTTACGTGTTCGTGGCACAGCAAGCCCACCGCTATCTACACAATATATTTTCCTGAATAACGTCGAGAATCGTGGTGAAGATAGCGATGATGATACCAGTATGATCAAGGATGGTCAGGGGATCGGTATTCCGTTTGATCAGGTACCGCGTATAAGTCTGAGAACTAATGTCATTCGACCACAAGGTTTTGATGCAAAGCTGTTTGGTACTGCGGATGCTTATTCCAATGGCATCCTGATGGAAAACGGCATCAAGCTCGAAAAGGAATTGGGAACACCAATGGTTCAGTTAGCCAGACGGACCATTAGCATTAATGAGGGAATTAATAACCTGATTGCGATGGGTACGCCACGCCTGTCACCACACACCATTTATGCGGTACTCGAAGCAAACGAGCAGGCTAAACGCAATCACAATAAAGGCCAGGTTTTACATGCGGTCAATAGTGACAGTAGCTACCGTAAGCCTGGTGAGGTATTTGGTCGTGCACGTGTCTGGATTCATGATCCCTATCTGAATGTGCAAGGGATTTGGCCTAGAAATGACTATGGTACGCCAAGAGTACAGCTAAAAAGACGCTATCTTGAGGTGAAAGGCATTCAGGCATATCGCTTTGGTTGGCATAACATAGGTGATGGTACACAGGAAATTAAAAGCCAACCTAACAACCTCTTTACAGTATTTGGTCGACCAGGCATTACCTTGGCCAAAGAAAAGAATGTTCAGCTGCTTCCCCCTGGATTGAGTTCCAGTCTGTATGGCCGTCCGGTAGTGGAGTTTTTCCACCGTACCATCAAGCCAAGCGGATATAACGCACTAGCTATGGGTTCCTCGCGTGGTGGAACCTTGTATATGCCGCAAAGTCTGCATGTCGGCCCACGTCGTCCAACGATACCAGTCGGCACCTTAATGGAAAAATTTGGGACCACCTATATTGGCTTAAAGGTGCGTGATATTCAGGTACAAGGTTTTATCGCCACAGTAATTGGTTATGATCCGACTCAATTTAAAGAACGTATGCGTGTTGAACGTGGCCAGGGTGAAGCCGATACCAAACCAGTACAAACGATCAAGCTTGTAGGCTTTGATGCTTTGCGCTCAAATGCGTCTAATGTGAAGTATGCCGCTCACTATATTCGTCCTGACGGCAATTCAGACCAGTTTAGGAAAGGAGCATTTTAATGCCGCAAAAAAAACTACCTCGCTTTCGTGGCATTGATAATGTTCGTGAGGATGAGGAACTGGAACAGTTTGGCGATTCAGCTAGTCTGTTTGTCCGAGATGCAATAAATATTAACTTCACCAGTGCCGGACGAGCCGAACTGCGCCAGGAAATGAAACTGGCCACAGATCAGGCATTGCGCTGTTTATGGCAATCACCGCTACACAAGGACTGTTTTGCTGCTATGGGGAGCTACTGGTGCAAAGTAGATCCTGAAACTTGGCAGACTGAGCAATTGATTGAATGCGGCCCTGGTGATGTATTTCATATTGTGCTTAATAACATGATCTGCATGGCCTGTGATGAAGGTTTGTTTGTATACGATGGAAGCCAGGCCAAGCGATTAACTATCGATACACCGGCCAAGCCAAATGCAACAGATGCCGGTGATGGCAGTTTACTTGCAAGTGATTACAGTCTGGCTATTTCCTGGGTGGCGAATGGTCTGGAATCAGCACTGTCTGAAATTGATCAGGTGAGTTTATCCAAGAATAGCTCAATCAATCTGCAATTCCCGATGTGTCTTGATCCCAATGTCAGTCATGTCCGGGTATATATGACTGAGCCTGGTGGTGGTGAATTGCAGCAAGCCATAGAATTAAACATTGCAACAAGGTCCGTCATGATTGCCAATCTTCCTGAACTTGGACGTGCGGCACAGTTTCAATATCTGTCACCGATGAAAACTGGTCATTTTTTGCGTGAATGGCGTGGCCGGTTGTGGGCTGTACGTTCCAATGTGCTGTATTTTTCCGAAGCCATGTCCTATCACCTGACTGACGAGCGTTATAACTTTATCCAGTTTCCGCAGCGGATCCGGTTTATTGAGCCGGTGGATGGTGGTATCTGGGTAGGTCTAGCTGATCATGTGGCGTTTTTGCGTGGCCAGGATGTACGGTCCATGAGTATTGAGCGCAAGGCTTCACGTGCTCCGATGTATGGCAGCAGCACCTTACTGCATAGCGATATGATTAAGGAGCTTTCCCAAGGCGGAACTTGGTGTGCGGTATGGTTGGCTGAAAATGGTTTTGTTGCCGGAACAGCAGATGGCCAATTGGTTGAACTGCAGTACAAGTCTATCCAGGGTGTTAGTGCTGAATCCTGTCAGCTTGTAGGGTTTGCTGATCGTTTGGTATCGGTTGTAAATTGAATTTTATTTTAATTTAAACAAGGATTCCTTATGGACCACAAGTTACAGCAGGTATTGTTGAAAGATGCGCGTAATGAGCTATTCGACGAAACCGAAGAAGGCATTTTCTTCCCTAAGCATGGTTTTATGCTGAGTGGGGAATACATGGACCGGGTGAACGGTGGCGAAGCGACCTTCACCAAAAACTTAATCCCAAAAGAAGCCCT